CTGCCCCTGCCCCTGCCCCTTGCCCTGGCCTGCGGCGTCGCCGAGCAGGTCCACGCCAGCGGCGTTGGACGAATCCGAGCGTAGCGAGGATAGATCTTCTCCCTTCCCTTCCTCTCCACTCCCCTCCACTCCATTCCCTTCCGGGGGGGGGGACTCGTCGAGCGCTCGGCGAGCATCATCCGAGAACGGTGGATGTTTGAACGTTGGACGGTCAATTTTCTGGTGCTTGCGCCAGCCAGTGACGTGCAGATATTCCTTGTCACCGCTGGTATAGAAGGCGATCAGCGAATTCGACGACAGTTCGTCGAGCATTCGCTGCACATCCGACGAGCCAATGTCGTCGCCGGGGAAGATTTCGGCCTTCACGGTCTTGGCGCTGGCCACATGGTTACCGGCGTCGTCGCAGAAATTCCACAGGCCGATGAAGAGCAGCCGAGCCATCGGCGAGCATTCCATCACCTGCTCGCTGGACCAGAACTCGGGCTTGATAGAACGGATCCTGGCCATCAGGCACCCCGCAGCAGTTGCAGGCAGCCGGCGATGAACCACAGGGACCGCACGGCCAGCATGGCCTTCTCGGTAGCGTTCATGGCCACTTCGCTCCCAGGCTCTTGGCCAGCGGCTCCATCAGCGCGGCCAGCTTCGCGAACTGGGCCAGCGCCTCGGCGTGCTGCGCTTCGGGGGAGATCAGGTAGCGCTCGATCAGGTAGTGGATCGGCGTGACATCCTTGGTCTCGGCGATGTAGCGCTCCAGGTCGTCGATCGACAGGCCGCGCGGCTTACCACCGCTGTCGCAGCCGGCCAGCTTCTCGCTCAGCTTCGACGGGGCCATGTCGAGCCGACCGGCAATCGCCGTCACACCCGCGCCGGCGTACACCTGGGCCGCGATGTGCTCACGCAACGACCTGTTGCGCGCGATGCCGTCATCGTAGGTAATTGTTAGGCTTTTCATGCAGTTATCCCGTGGGTGGGAATGCTGGGGTCAACGTGTTCCCCTGCGTTCCCCTGACTGGTTCTGAAAATGGCCGCATCCCCAAATCGGAGTGCAGCCCTGTGGCGAAAACGAATCAGCTGGCCGGAGCCAACGTCCTGACGCTCATGCGGATGGGTGGGAAGTGGTTCGTGCTGAAGCGGGTCGGCGAGCGGGTCGACGTACGGCCAGTCGGCCAGGTGGTGCGGTCGCGCCAGCGCCGGAAGGTGCCCGGGGTGGTGATCCCCTTCCCTGCCCGGCTGGTGTCCGGGGCCGACCATTGAAGCCTTCCCCAACCTGTGTACGGTCGGCCTGCAACACCCACCGAACCCACACAGGACTTACCAATGCGAGAAGCCCAATCGACCCGCGCCGTAGAGCGCGCCCAGCGGGAACGCCAAGAGCTGCAGCAGCAACTGGCCGAGATCGAACAGATGTTCACTGGCGCCCCCACGCAGCCACAGCTGCTGGAGGAACTTCGCCGGGTTGCCAAGAACGGATCGCCGGCAGAGGCGAAGCAACTGCTCGCAACAGTGCAGCGCGTGCTTGCGCCCCTGCAGTAGCGCGGCAGGCGTACATGTCAGGCGGCGGCCTCGGCTTCCGGGGTCTGCCAGAGATCGGGGCGGAGGGAGTGGCGCTTCACCTCTCCCCCCGTCGCCTTCTCGATCTCCACGACCCTTTCGGCCGGGATCGTTGCGCCCTTCTCCCATTGGGAGACGAGGCCCTGCGTAGCCGGTGATCCCGATGCCGTCAGCAGATCGGCGAACGCCGACTGCGACAGCCCCTTTTCTTTGCGGTAGGTGGCGATGTCCATGGGCGGCATTATTAGCGCCCCTGATGTGAAAGATCAATAGCGCCCCTCATGGCTTCCTGAACCCGCTCCAATTAGCGTTCCTGATATGGAAAACAGTCGTAAGTCGAAGCCCACCCCGGCGGATGTCGCCGCTGCCGCGAAGCTCAAACTGGAGTGGCAGGCGCGTGCACGGTCCCTGGGGTTGACCCAGGACCAGGTCGCTGACGAACTGGGCATCACACAGGGAGCCGTGAGCCAATACCTCAACGGCAAAATCCCGATGAACTATCGGACGCTGCTGGTGTTCTGCCGCTTGCTGGGTATCAACGACACCGATGTGCGTCGCGACCTACCAGAGCAGCAGCTCCTCGGACCCACGACGGACAGCGGCGACTGGGCGGACATTAAAGGCTATGCCCAGGCGATGGGCCTTGGTGGCGGCCCAGAAGCTCAGGAGTACGCAGAAACGCACCGACTGAAGTTCCGCGCCGAGTCGCTGGCGAGGAAGCGGCTGCGCCCGGACGCACTGGCCGTAATGTACGGCCGCGGCGACAGCATGGAACCGCGCATCCACAGCGGTGATGCCGTTCTTTTCGACACGACAGATACCCGCCCACGCGACGGTCATCTGTACGTGATCATGGTTGACGGAGGCGGCGCGGCCAAGGAATACCAGGTGAAGCGCTGCGAAGTGATCGACGACCTGGTGTTCTTCAAGGCCGACAATCCGCGAGGCGACCACAACTGGCGCAAGCCGAAGCGCATGGACAGCCCTCGACACCCGATTCATATTATCGGCCGGGTAAGGTGGATAGGGAGCTGGGAAGAATGAAGACCTGCGTTCTTGCACTGGCCTTGATGACAGTGTTCCCATTCTCCGCAAATGCACTGTCTGTCGAAAACTACCGGAAGGTGAAAGCTCAGTCTGAGTCTTCGGATGAGATGGAGTCTAAGGTTGCACGCCTTATTCTCACCGGGTACTTCCAAGGTGTTGAGGAGGTTTTGTTTGGCCAGCGCAGTTATTCTGCCGATCCAATCAAGGTGACGGGCGATCTGCATGCCTGCGTCCCCTCCTCCGTGACAATCGATGCAGCTCTTCTTCGTACCGCCCTAGATCAAGAGATCGGACGGCACGCGAAGATCTATGAGGATGTACCCGACTGGGAGCAAACCTACGCAGCGAATTTCGCAATGCTCGGAATCGCGCGCATGTTCCCATGCGACCAGGGCAAACGCCCGAGCTGGCAAAAGCAATCATGAAAATGGCATTTCCCATCGTGTTGGGAATCCTAAGCACGGGCTGTCTCTTAGCGGCTCTGCACATGGTTCTGGCCTGTCACTTCTCAGCGAGTTGGTTGCATGCTTTGAACATGCTGCCCAACGACTACAAGCGTTCAAAACGTCGTGAGTATCTGGCCTACGTTTACTTTTTTGCGGCAGCCATCGGCTTTGGCGTGATGGCCTATAGCGGTGTTAAAGCCGCGCTCTGGTGGGCACCGGATGATTACAAATCTGTCAGAGACGCAGCTGCCGCTGGGGTTGCGCTTTGGCTCTCGTTCCACCTCCCCCTGATCTTGATGGGTCACGCAGGCTACAAGGCTGAAAAGCTCTGACGCGCGAAGCTAGGCGCGCCAGCACGTACAAATATAAGCGCCCCTATTGACATGGAGAATTAGCGCCCCTAATCTCACCCCGTCGGCCCACCCGGGCCATATGACGGGGTTCACCATGGCACTGCAGCCATACAGCGACCGGGCACGTAGCGCCCAGCGCAACTGGGACAACCAGGAAGATCCGCGTTTCGACCAAGAACACCGCGCCGAGCAGGCCGCGGACCTGGTCAAGGCCTATCGCACCGACCCGGCCAAGCTCCGGGCGGCCGAGGAACAGACGGCCGGCACCTTCAGCGGTACCCACTACACCGAGGTGTCGCTGGCGCTGTACCGGCTGCACCACACGGACCCGGCCGACCTGATGGATTCGGGCGTGCTGGAGGACCTGTACCGGCTGGCCCGCGACGAGGCCGCCGCGATCGACGCGCAGCTGCTGGAAATGGCGCAGCAGCAGGTGGCGGCATGAGCGGCTACGAGATCAAGGTGTCGATCACCCCGCTTTGCCCCTGCTGCGGCAAGGAAAGCCAGTCGAGCGGCTTTGTGGCCGAGAGCCGCGCACCGCAGGGCGTGTTTGATCGCGACAACCCATACGGACGCACAGACCAGCGTGTGTTCATCTCCCCCTGCACTGACTGCTTCGCACCACGCGTTGCATTGAATGCGGCGGCTGATGCTCTGCAGCATGCACGCGATTGGATTGAAGAAGCTGGTGATCGCAAGCAAATCCCCAATGGCGGGACGCTTGCGCGCATTGATTCAGCGCTGGCCCACGCCAAAGGCGGTGCCCGATGACCGCCGCCGAACGCGAGCATCGGCACCACGTGGTCGCCACTGTCGTCACGAATGCCCTGGCGTTCTGCCTGGGCGTGCTGGCCGCTGTGCTGGCGCAGGCGGTGCTGTCGTGAGCCGGGCCATTGATGTGCAGCAGATGCTGCAGAACGAGATCGAGCTGGCCCATTGCAAAGGTCCGCGCGCCGGTGACGCCCGCGCGAGGCGCTTGCAGCAGATCGCCATCTTGTTCCGCGAACTGCGCGCCGCCGCCCACGCCTCGCTGGCCGCCCGGGACTTGGCCGACCAGCTGGCCGCCGACGACCGCCTGCGCGCCGCTCTGGCCGCGTGCGAACCCACCGACACCGATCACAACCGCGAGGCCGTGGACGGCCTGTGCGTGGAGGAAAACGACGATGAGTGACTGCCTGATCAATGTCCGCCTTTTCTCCTGGCACCTGCAGTGGAAGCGTGGCGCGTGGCATCCGGTTGTATCCAGCAATCCCTACCACCGTGCGAACGGTTGGCCGGATGGGTACTTCTCCGTCTACGAGTTCCCGGGGGTGCGCTGATGCGCCTCCTGACTTTCTTTGGCTGCAGCAACTGGCGCGACGTCGCCGCCTGCCTCGCCTGCTACGCCATCACCGCCGCGCTCGCAGCCGCCATGTGCTGGCCGCTGGCCTGGTCCTGACTTCCCGCCGGCGCGGCCGGCTCCTACGAGAGGCACCACCGATGTTCCAACTCGATCAACACGATGCGGTGTTCTCGCATCTGAACCTGCGGAAGGAAAAGCACGGCGACGAAGACGCGGCCGCTGCTGACCTGAAGTTCTCGCTGAACGCTCCGAACACGATCCTCAACACCATCGACCCGGCCATCCTGCCGGCGTTCTGGAAGAAGGCCGACAAGGGCCAGCAGCAGAACCTGCCGATGGAGGGCAGCACCGACCTGGTGGCGCTGAACCTGCCCCTGCTGGGCGAGCAGGACATCACCGGGAAGTTCGAAGGCTACGAGCTGTCGATCGGCTCCCTGATGGACCACATCGAGGCGGTGTTCTTCGCCGACGCCAAGGTGAAAAAGATCACCTGGAAGCCGCTCGAAGGCGGCAGCGTGGCCATGGGCTTCACCGTCTCGGTGCTGCTGGACGAGGACGAAGACGCCGAGCTGATCTCTGCATGGCGCCGCGGTGAGGTGCGTCTGACCCTCACGCCGCCGAGCGCCGCCCCGCAGCAGGCCGACCTGGCCGCGTAACGAATTCCCCCGCCCTCACGGGCCCCGCGCCGGCCGGGATTCCACGACGCCGGCATTCCCTTCATCACGCCAACGGGAGTTCTAACCATGGCACTGCGCATCATCCGCTCCACCGATCCGATCACGGTCACCCGCCTGAACGTCTGCATCTATGCCGCCCCCGGCCTGGGCAAGACGTCCATCTCCTTCACTGCCGACAAGCCGCTGCTGCTGGACTTCGACCGCGGCGCGCACCGGTCGGCCAACCGTAAGGACACCGTGCAGGTGGAGCGCTGGGAAGACGTGGCGCACATCACCGCCGACGACCTCGCCGACTTCAACACGGTGGTGGTCGACACCGCCGGGCGAGCGCTCGACACGCTGACGCCGGACATCATCCGCCGCAATCCGAAGATGGGCCGGGGCGGTTCGCTGACGCTGCAGGGCTTCGGCCAGTTGAAGGCCGAGTTCGTGGCATGGCTGAAGCACCTCAACAGCCTGGGCAAGGACGTGGTGCTGATCGCCCACATGGACGAGCAGCGCAACGGCGACGAGATCATTGAGCGTCTGGACGTCCAGGGCGGCAGCAAGGGCGAGATCTACAAGGCGGCGGATGCCATGGGCCGGCTGTCGATCCGCGACGGCAAGCGCATGCTCAATTTCAGCCCCACCGACGCGTCGTTCGGCAAGAACCCGGGCCAGCTGGAACCGCTGGAAGTGCCGCACCCGGAGCGTGACCCGCAGTTTCTGGCTCGCGTGATCCAGCAGATCAAGGACCGGCTCAATGCCATGACCGAGGAACAGCGCGAGGCGCAGGCGGCGCTGGAGAAGTGGCGCGAACGCACCACCGCTGCCGAGGACGTCACGGCGATCAATGCGTTGCTGCCGGAGGCGAAGGGCGGCTCGCAGGCCATGAAGGTGCTGCTGAACGACCGTGCCGCCGCGCTCGGCCTGACCTTCGACAGCAAGGCCGGCCAGTACGCCGCGCCGAAGGCAGCCTGACCGTGCTGGCCCGCGTGTCCAACATCGAGGCGTTCCGGAAGTGGCGGGACGCCGACGACCAGCCGGTGGCAGACCTGGTGCGCTACATCACCGTGGATCAGCCCACCAAGGCGATGCTGGCCGGTACCGCGTTCCACGATGCTCTGGAACACGCGGTGCCGGGCGACTACGAAGTGCTGCAGGCGATGGATCATACGTTCCACCTGCCGGACTGCGAGCTGGTGCTGCCGACGATCCGCGAGGTTCGCGCCTATGGCGAGTACGGCGCCCTGACCGTGACCGGCAAGGTGGATTGCCTGGACGGCAAGCGCGTGGACGACCACAAGACAACCAGCCGGTTCGATGCCGAGCGGTATCTGGCCGGCTACCAGTGGCGGTTCTATCTGGACCTGTTCGGCGCCGACGTCTTCCGATGGAACGTGTTCGAACTGAAGGAGGTCGGCGAACTGGAGTACCGCGTGTCGCCGCCACAGCTGCTGGAGGTCACCCGCTACCCCGGCCTGCACGACGACTGCATGCAGTTGGCGCTGGACTACTTGGCCTTCGCCGAGGAACACCTGCCTGCGGGCTACAGCACAGAGGTGGCCGCCTGATGGACGTCGCCCTGTACCCCTGCCACGCCAAGAGCCTGCGCCGTGCCGGCCAGGCCCGCGCCCAGCTGTTCGCCCATGTGATCGAGGGCAAGCGCTACACCACCGCGCAGGTGGCCGAAATTCTGGACATATCCCACAGCGCCGCTTACGAGCGGATCAAGCGGCGCCCTCACCCACTCACCTGGGAAGGCCTGCGCGGAGATCCGCCGGCATGAAGACCTGCACGAAGTGCGCGGCCCGGCTGCCGCTGCGGTTCTTCCCCCTGATCAACGGCAAGGCCACCGCCGCGTGCGCGCCCTGCCGGAACACCGAGCGCCGCCTGCACGACCCGCTGCGCCCCCTGCGCCGCGATCCGCTGCAGGTGCGCCTGAACAACCTCACCAACCTGTGGCACGGGCCAGTGCGCCGCGTGCCGCTTCGGAGCCACGCATGAGCAAGGAATCAATCGAACAGCGAGCGCGAGAACTGCTGGCAGAGTGCGCTCGAAAGATCGGCCAGCCGGAGTACGCCTATCACGTCGGGTGCGGCGGGGAATTGGATCTCGAAGATCAGGCGCTCATCGAGACCCTGATGATCGCACTGACGCCGCAGTGGCAGCCGATCGAGACGGCACCAGTTGGTAAAAATGCTGACGGTGTTACCTGGCTCTTCCTGGCTTGGGGCCCGGAAGGTGACCAGAGCGTCGGAGAGGGCTTCCGATGGCGAGACAAGTGGTTTGCAGGCGCGACGTTCTATTGCGCAGGGCAGGAAAGGAAGTACGAGATCCGGGAAACCGAGATTTCTCCCACCCACTGGATGCCGTTGCCCTCAGTGCCGGAGGCCGCATGACCCACCACCGCTACGACCGCCGGCTGCCGAAGCGCACCGAGGGCTTTGCCTGGGGCCGGACCATCGACAAGGTGCTGGGCGGCCACGTCCTCACCTACCGCCTGTTCCGCCGCGACCTGGCCGGAAAGCTGCACGTCGAGACGCGGACGTTCCAGCTGCACGACCACCGCCGCCACATCGCGCTGCAGCTGCTGAAAGCGCGCCGCGTGTTGCGCGAGCGCGTCGACGCCATCGGCTATGCCCTGATCGAGGCCGAACAGGCCTCCCCACTGCAGGAGGTTGCATGAATACCAAGAAGACCCTGGCGGACGTGCAGCCCGGTGGGAGGGTGAGGCTGGGGGATGGGCCCTGGCCGGAGATCGACGCCATCCTGGCTGATGCGTATTCCGCAGGCGCAGAAGGTCTGCCGTTCGAAGGAATCGCGCGCCGTGCAGCCGTGCGCAAGGCAGTCGCCGCCCTCTCCGCCCAGCCCTCCCCGGGTGGTCAGGGGGATGCGCTTCTGAAATTGAAGGTCGCATGGATGAAGGAGGCGAATGATCGTTTCCAGGCCAACGAATTCAGCGTGGTTGCGGAACGCCTCTACATCTGCATAAACGAGTTGGAAGCCGCCCTCGCCGCCCGCCAGCCGGTGGGGGAGCCGGTGGCGTACATGGTGCGCTGGAAGACCGAAGGCGGATTCGGGCTGGAATGGCCGAAGAACATGCAGTATTTCCGCGACCGCGCAGACGAATACGAGATCGTTCCGCTGCAGCTCGCCGCCCCTCCCGCGCAGGCAGTGGACCTGGAGCAGTTCCGGCCAGCCGTCTGTGCGATGGGCCTGTATGCCGAGGAACCGGAGGATGTTGACGAAGCCAAGCGCCTGCTGGCCCTGATCGACAGCCAGGCGGTGGGGGAGCCGGTGGTCACCGCTGAAATGCTCGCCGCAGCCGACAAGTACCACGACAGCGATGAATACCGTAGCGGCCAGTTCAGCGACAGCCACACGAACGCAGCGTGCTACCGGGCCATGGCAGCCGTAGCCCCGCCCGCGCAGGCCGTGGACCTGGAACGTTTCCGCCCCGCAGTGATGACGGCACTCGGCTTGTCGTCGCCGTACGGACTCGAAAGGGAAACGCTGAATGAACTTCTGGACCTGATCGACAGCCAGGCGGTGGGCAAATGAGCCGCGTCCGTGTCGTCTACCGCACCATGCGCTGCTCGATCCCCGAGGGTGGCGAGGTGGTGCTGCATGTGCCCGAGCATATCGGCGTCGAGTCTCTGGACATGGCAGCCGAATGCATTGCGCTGCAGATGCGCATCTTCAAACGGCACGCCGAGATGGCCATGCCAGCGCTGCCACAGGAGCCTGATGCCAATGGCTGACCAGCTGCTCACCGCTGCAATGGTCCACGTGTTCGCCCTGGCCGGGTTTGCGGCCGGCATCGCCACCCTGTGGGCGATCAGCCGCGCATGCCGCGCCGCGCGCGCCGGGCTGCGCTGGTGCTGGCGGAGGGTCGCAGCATGATCCACGTCGGAGACTGCCTGGAAGTGATGCGCGGCATGGCCGCCGGCTCAGTGCAGACCTGCGTAACCAGCCCGCCCTACTACGGGCTTAGAGACTATGGCGTGGCCGGGCAGGTCGGTCTGGAACCCACGCCGGCGGAGTACGTCGCGCGCCTGGTTGCCATCTTCCGTGAGGTGCGCCGCCTGCTGCGTGATGACGGCACGCTGTGGCTCAACTTGGGCGACACCTACACGCAGTCCGGCCGCGGGCAGGAAGGCGCTGCCGTGACGCTGGAAGGCAACACCGGCCGCAACCGTTCCGCTGCGCTGGGCGCCCTGGGCGCGATGGGAGGACGCATCAGCGTGCAGGGCTTGGCACCCAAGCAGATGATAGGCATCCCCTGGCGCGTTGCGTTCGCGCTGCAGGAGGACGGCTGGTTCCTCCGCCAGGACATTATCTGGGCCAAGCCGAATCCGATGCCGGAAAGCGTCACCGATCGGTGTACCAAGGCGCACGAATACTTGTTCCTGCTGACCAAGTCGCCGCGGTACTTCTTCGACATGGAGGCCATCAAGGAACCGGCCGCTGGTATCAACAACTACCCGCCGCAGGGCGGCCCTGTGCCCGGCGCTCCTGCGCAGTCTCGGCTGCGTCCCGCAGTGCCGCGCGGCGGCTTCGATGGCAAAACCAATGCGCTGCCGGGGCGCGAGGCTTTCCGGGCGACGTCGGAGAAGCGCCACAAGCGCAGCGTCTGGAACGTGGCCACGACACCGTTCAAGGAGGCGCACTTCGCCACCTTCCCCGAGCAGCTGATTGAGCCGTGCATCTTGGCCGGCGCGCCCGCCGGCGGCCTGGTGCTGGACCCCTTCATGGGCGCTGGCACGACCGCGGTGGTTGCCGAGCGTCTCGGCCGGCAGTGGCTGGGTTGCGAGTTGAACCCCGAATACGCGGCGATCGCGCAGACCCGCATCCAACAACAGCAGCCCGGGCTACCGCTGGGGCTGATCGCATGAACACCGCCACCGAGCAGCTGCGCGCTGCGCTGGCCACGAACTGAAGGAGACCAGCATGCAACTGATGACCCCCGAGCGGTGGCTGGCCCGCTACTTCGAAGAAGGCAGCCGACCGTCCATGCAAGTGCTGCAGCGGCTGCTCCGCGAGGGCAAGCTGCCCGGCCGCAAGGTCGGCGGCACCTGGTTCATCGACGAACACGAATGGCTCGCCGGCGGCGATGATCTTGTCGCGCGAGTATTGGGTGAGGCAGCCTGACGATGGCACCGAGGCAACGAAGCAAGAGCCGCCAGGGATGGCCGGCCAACCTGTACCCCAACCGGGACGGGTTCAAATACCGGCACCCGGTCACGAAGAAAGAGACGTGGATGGGCACCGATCAGGCCCGCGCGTTCGCCGCGGCCAAGAAGCTCAATGCGCTGCTGATCCCGACCGACGACCTGGTCGCACGGGTCATCACGCCCGGCGAGACGGTCGCTGATGCGATTGTCGTGTTCCGCCGCGATGACGTGCCCGGCAGGAAGTGGGCGCCGAAGACGGCCGAGGTCTACGAAAGCGTGATCCGCCGCATCGAGGCCGGGCTGGGTTCGAAGGCCGTGGCTGACGTGACGGTGAAGGTGTGCGCCACCTTCATCCGCGAGGTGACCGAATCCGACCGTGCGCGCCAGCAGTTCCGGCTGGTGCTGGGCTGGATCCTGGCCTGCGCCGTGGAGGAAGGCTGGATAGATACCAACCCCGCGCTGGCCACGCGCCGATTCCAGCATGAGCGGAAGCGCGTGCGCCTGACCCTCGACGTGTACCGGGCCATATGGGACGAGGCCGCACCGTGGCTGCGCAACGCCATGGACCTGTCGCTGGTGACGCTGCTGCGCCGCGAGGACGTGGTGACGGTGAAGTTCGCCGACGTGCGCGACGGCCACCTGTGGGTAGTGCCGTCGAAAACCGAGGGCTCGACGAACGTTCGACTACAGATCGCCGTGGCCGGGCCGCTGCTCGACCTGCTGGCCAGGTGCCGCGATGACGTGGTTTCGCCGTTCGTGATCCACCGCCTGCCGGAAAAGGCCAGGCCCAGCGACAAGCGCGCGAAGGATCGAGCGCACCACACGCAGGTATTGCCCGAGCAGCTGTCGCGTGCGTTCGCGAAGGCGCGCGATGCTGCCGGCGTGGGTGGCGATGCGCCGCCAACATTCCATGAGATCCGCAGCCTGGGCGGTGCGCTGCTGCGCGATGCGGGCTGGACAACGGAACAGATTCAAACCCTGATGGGGCACGGCAATGCTTCGATGACGGAGCACTACCTGGGCGGCCATGAGGCACCATGGACTGCAGTGGATCTGGCGATCAATCCAAGTCGCTGA